CACTGATCTTATTTGCGTCTTTAACATTAAAGCGGTATTTCTTGTCTCCAACGTTAAAATCGAAACCTTCGAATTTATCGTTAAACACTTTAGCGCTTTCCTGTCTAAAACGTTTTGTTTGTCTTTCAGCTATTTTAGCAGACTCTTCACTTTCTTTATTGTAGCGGTTGAAAAAATCAACTGCTTTTTGTTGGTCAGGACTCAACCTTGAGCCCATCTTAACTTCTTCGTAGTATTTAGATTTTAAACCTTCTAAATAGTTTTTAGCTTTTGCAAGCTCTTGTTTGCGCTCAACTTTTTTGCGACGCACTTCGCGCTCGTCATCTAGCTCTTCGTCAAAGCTAAACTTATCTTCCATTAAAAAGTTAATATCCTCGTTATCTAAATGCGGGTTTGCATTTTGATAATATTCTCGCAATAAGGCGTCTTCGTTTAACGACGCGTAGTCTGTATTAAGGCGCACATAATCTTCCAGCGTTCCACCTGTTTCACTCATAAAGTCTACAACTTTTTGAATGTTTTCAGGTAATTCTACACCAGATTCTTGCGCTTCTTCAATAGCTTCCGCTACTTCTTCTTGAAGCTCTTCGGCAGCTTCTTCAACTTCTTCGTCTGTAATTTCCTGTAATACAGGTTGTTCTACCTCTTCTTTTTGCTCTGGCACATCATTCTCAATGCGCTCTTCTCCGGCAGGCTCTGCATTTGCTTCTTCGACGTTTTGCTCTGGTACTCCTTCGCTAGTGTCGGATTCGTCGCGTACAGGAACCTCATCTGTGCTTTGCTCTTGAACGGCATCTGGTCTAAAATCTAATTTAATGTCGCCTTCGTCATTTGTACTGACTACCGGCTTAATTTCTTCACTCATGATAAAATATTATATAATTATATACTGTTATTATTACTTAGGTTCGAAAGTTCCTAAACCGAAACCACCGCCAACTATATCATTGCCAGAAGATTCGAATTTTTTAGGTGCTCCGCCAGCCTGTCTTTGTTCAATTAATTCACTTTGCTGAGAAGCTTGTATTTTTGTTCTTTCGTCTTTGCGGTCTTCTTTTTCTTTTTCTTTTGACTTTTGCCCTTCAACTTCAATACCTTTAAGCTGCATATTATAATTAAATTCAAGAGCCATAAGTTCTTTTTTAGCATCAATTTCTTGTTGCATTTTTTGTTGCTCAAGTTGGCCTTTAAGTTGTTCAAGCTGCGCTTTGGTTTGGAACAATGCTTGGTCTTTTTGTACTTCTGCTTGTGCTGCAACTTGCTGCGCTTGTGCGTTTGCTTGTGCTTGAGCCTGTATATTAGCTTGCTGTATTTGCTGATCACGCTCCATCTTTTTGCGGCGACGAAGCTTTAACAATTGATTAGCTAGTTTAAGATTTTTAACCTCTCTAATATCTATAGCGTCTTCTAAGTCTATTAGTTGCGCGGAGAGGGCGGTTTGAATATTGTTTTCTAGCAACCCTTTTTCTTCATCATCAGGTGCTAATTCTAAAAATATACCAAAATCATAAAGGTGTAAATCACCAAGCTCAGCTAAAGTCATTGTGTTAAACCCACCTATTTTTTGGATAAATGCTTCTTTAGCGTCGCTGTATTCTAATATATCAGAAACTCTTAAAGATAAACATTCCGCTAAATGTGTAGTTAAAAACAAACCAGCGTCAAGAATATGGCGAGTAGCTGTATTTGAATTTGCAGCAGCAAGCTTCTGTACGCCCACCAACGCTCTTGAATCAGGCATAGAACCATCACGTGCTTCATTAAGACCTGTAACATCACGAATCATTTGCATATAATAATTATATGTCTGAATAAGCGTTTGCAGCTTTTGTCCACCCGCTCCGGTCTGTAGTGGTTGAATTGGCACTTTGCCGGGGTTCATATCACCCTCTTGCGTAAATGAACGCCCGATAACAGAACCTGTTTGGAAAAACATGTTAAGAGCCTCCTGTGGATTGTAATTTGTACCGTTACCTAAATCAATTTCAGCAAGGCCGTCTGCATCCATATAAACACCATCAGGCATCATTTTAGACAACACTTGCTGCAACTTAAGGTGTGTAAGCTGAATCATGTCCGCAAAGCCGACACAGCGGCTTACTAATGATTCTATTTTACCTTTGTACATTCTAGGTGCCACTATACCGTAGTTCATTTTAACTTTAGTATAATCGCTTTTAGGGCGCATCATATTTTCACACAATTCCCATTTTAATAATATATCCGTGCCTAAAATTAAAGCACCGTCATATAATACCTCTACGGATCTTGAAAGCTTACCAAATTCTTCGCTATCCGCAGGCGGGCTGTAAGAATCATCGCGTTCGATAGCTTTATCAGCACCCGATGCTGTTTTCTTAGTTTTATATACTTCGTTGGCAAAAGTTTTGTAATTAAAGTATAAAACTTGTATTAGATTTTCATCTCTTTCACTATCGGGCACATAGGATTTATTAGTATACCCTTGATATTTTTTACCACCTGTTTGCTGTATTTTTTCAATTTCTTCATTAGTTAGATAAGGAAATTGTTTTACTATTTCGTTTACAGGTAGTGTTTTTACCTCACCTACATAGTAGATGTCTTCAAAGTACGGTGATTCGGTATAAGAATAAACTATATTTGCTGGGTCTACATAATCTACAGTAATACCCTCGGCGGCTGTAAAAGAGTTTTTAACTGCGCCAATACCTATTGTTGCAATATCGTAGTATACTCTTTTCTTAATTAAATCGTAATCATTACCAGCTAAAAGTGTATTAATAGCTGTTTCTTCCGCTATTTCAATACTTTGCTTGTAGCTAAGTTGCATATGAAGCTCTAATTCTTCATTTGATTCTGGTAATGTTTTTGGGTCGTTTTCATAAAGATTAATACCAAAAGCTTCTTGTGAAAAGTCGTTAAACTCTTTTGTCTGCATATCTCTAATAACAGACTCCATATATTTTGTTCTTTTAGCTACACCATATGGATCTTGTGAATATGCTTTTACGTCAAACGATCTGTCTGCAATACCGTTTACTACAATATCAACAAATTTAGATAATACGGGAACAGGCTTCCAATCTAAATTAAGATAAGATAAATCACCGTTAATAGATAATTCATCTTTATATTTTTGTATGCTTTGCTCGCCTCTGGCATATAGCCTTAAATTGTGGTAGGAGTTTTGGTTGCTCCTATATCTACCTGTGCCGCTGTCATTATTAAACCATTCTTGCTGAATAGCTTTTGCAACCCGCAGCCCGTACTCTTCGGATGCTTTTTCTTGGTCGCTAGCCGTTTGGCTCGGGAAGTAACTATTTACACCTGACTTGGCCATATTGTTATTTTATTATTTTTGAAGTGAACCCGTCTTGCCTGTATTTAGCTATAGACAGATTTAATTTTGCTCTTTGTACACCGCTAGTCGGCTTGTATAAATCTTTATGGCAAGCCATAATAGCAAGACCGGAGCTAATTGATGCGTCATATTTGGTACGATTGTTCATGTCAAACTTAGACCAATCATTTAATGTATCGTTAAAATACATACTACCATAATTATTTTCAGAAATTAATCCGACGTGATCATTAATATACATTTCAATTGCAGCAGCATGTGCTTGCTTCATGTCCATGCTTGAGTTAGGTATCCCGCCAATCTCTTTCTCAGTTACGGAAAGCTTGTTCCATAATCTGTCAGGTCGGTTCATCGAATAACCCCTGTACCCTCTTCTTTTAAAATGATACAGTAACCTAGGTTTGTTATTCTCAGCAAGTATTGGCATTCCATAAAAGACGCATGCCATTAGTACGTCTTCGAAAAATATCTCTGCTGTCTGAGGCCTAGCTATATACTCTAAAAAGAATGAGCTAGGCGGCGCATCTTCCATTGTAAATTTTGTTAATCCGTGTAATGCACCTTTTGAGCCTCTGCCGTCAGTCGTTCCTGAAATATCGTAACTATCGCAACCAAATGCACCGATGTGTTCGTTGGCTGGATATTTAACACCGTTTTTAATTATATATTTATTTTGCAAATGCGAACTAGGTATCCAGGATATTTTAAACCTACCCTGTGGTGATGGCGTAAATATAACTTTTGAGTCTTTTACGCCGTTTTCCCATTGAAAACCGCCTTGCGTTATAACATTAGTATTACGCAAGTCATCGTTATAATCAATCTGTTCGTAAATTTTTGCTAAATTAAATAAGCTATTTTTTGTTTCATCTCTAAAGGCGTGCTCTTCCGTACGTGGAAACTGCCTGTAGTATTCGTTTAAAGCGTCTTGGTCTTGTTTAAGACCGTCAACTTCATTTTCCCAATAATCTATAACACCTTGTTCAATAGTGTCACCAAACGGGTCCAAAACTTTCCTATCAGGATTATTAAATACGGGCTGCCCGTGCTCATCAATAAATCCTTCGTAGTTCCACTCCATTGGGATAAAGAGCGAGTATAATCCAGATTTTGTTTGTCCATTTGAGTTTCGTTTAGTTACATCTGAATCAACATATAACTTTTTAAAATTATCACCGCCTTTATCTAATGCGTTTGACGTACTACCCATCATACACTTACCGATAATACGCGCGCCAAGTCTTAGTGTTGTTTTTGTAACTCGCCAATTGTTGAGGATGTTGTCTGGTCTTTCCCATTTACCACTTTCGTCATGGACAAGCAACTTAAGCTTTTCGCCATCGTAAGAGTTGTCGCCAGTGTTTTTCCAGTCAATTGTTGTA